GAGAGAGCTAACTGTTGAAGAAAAAAACTCGACAAGGCCTGGAGACAAAACCTAGCAGTAATAGCAAGTGAGTTTCCGGGCCAGTTCCCGGGTGAACAGCTCTATGGTCTTGATATAAGAGACTTGAATTTCTGGCTGAAGGAAGCAAAAAGAAAACATCTCAGACAGCGGTATTGGCTCAATTATGCTTGTCGTCTTGCTATGAGTACAGGCACTGAATTCAGAGACGAGATGACAAGGCTTGAGTTTCAGATGAAAATGTTAGACTCAGAGGAAGAGGACTAATCAATGAACGGATTCGGCGGCTTTCTTGCCGGTGCTATAGTCGGCAAGATGATTCTTGACCGCACTCAATGGCAGCAGTCTGTCGATAAAGTCAAGAGCGACGAGAAGACGCTTGCTGGCAGTGCTTCAAGAATGAGCAGCAAATTTGCAGGCGTTGGCAAAGCAATGACCATTGCTGGTGGTGCTATTGTCGGCACTCTCGGCATGATGGTCAAGAGCTATGTCAAGGCTGGTGATGAAGTCCACAAGATGGCGCTCCGGACTGGTTTTGCTACAGAGACTCTTTCAGAACTGAGATATGCTGCTCAAATAAGTGGTGCAGATCTCACTTCGCTTGAGAAGGCTGTAAAGAAGATGCAGAAAACTATTGTCGACGCATCTGAAGGCATGACGACATATCAGAGAGCATTTGAGAGAATCGGCGTCAACTACAAAGAACTTCAAGGCTTGCATCCAGAACAGCAGTTTGAGATTCTTGCAAGAGCTATTGCATCTGTAGAAGACCCGACAATCAGAGCAGCTACAGCTCAAGACATATTCGGCCGAGCTGGTACGAAGCTTCTCCCGTTATTTGCTCAGGGCGTCGACGGCATGGAAGCATTGAGAGAGAAAGCTAGAGAGCTTGGTATGGTATATGACCAAGAAGCGGCTAACAAGGCTGCACGGCTTGCAGATGCTCAAGCGACGCTCAAGGGTGCGATGCAGGGTTTGACAATTGCAATTGCAGAGAACATTGTTCCTGTATTATCGAAATTTGTTGAAGGTCTCTCTGGTGTAATATCAAAAATATCTGACTGGATGAAAGCCAATCCATTCTTAGCATCTACAATTACAAAAGTTGTTGCAGTGCTTGGCGGCTTGATGACTGTGCTCGGGCCGATGCTGATTATCCTGCCAAAGCTGGTGGCTGGTTTAGCAATGATGAAGACTGCTGTAATTGCAATGACTGGTCCAGTCGGTATTCTTACAGCAGCTCTCGGGGCTCTTGCTATCGGTTATATGAAAGTCAAAGATGCTCAGAAAAAAGCAGAAGAAGCATCAAAAAGATATGAAGAAATCAATGCCCGATTGATGGGGAAAATAAAAAAGGCTGCCGATACTATTGGTATGAGTGAGAAAGAGTTTAATAAACTCAAAGAAGCTTATAAGGGCAATGCCGCTGCTCTTGGTATGGCTATCAAAAAAGGAAGAGAAGGCCAAGCACTACAAGAAGCACTTGCTAAAGTTAGAAGATTATAAGATATCCATTGATAACATTCTCCCATCAATGGAGCAACTGAAAGATAAACAGCAGACATGGATAGATTATCTCAAAGAGACTGGAATCCAGACACTTCAACAGAAACAAGAAAGAGTTGAAGAGCTTACTAATATAATAGCTGACCTGGATACCGCACTCAAAGATGGGAAAATCTCTGAGGAGGATTATACGGCAGCGGTCACAAAAGCAAGAGAAGAGATTGAGCAGCTCTCAGGTGCAACTACAACATGGGGAAAGGTGCTTGAGGACTTCGGCATCAAGACCGTCTCCCAAGCGAAGCAAGAGACTGAGTATCTGAAATCAGCCTTCTCACTGCTGCAGGAAAAACTAGAGTCAGGCGAAATCACCCAGGAAGAGTATAATAAAGCAGTTCAAGAGCTAGAGACAAGGCTGGCTGCTGCTACAGATGAAGTCGTCATCATGGGTGGTCAGCTTGCAATACTCGGTCAGCAGTTTGATGCACTAGTTCCAAAGGCTAGAGACTTTGGAAGTATTGCAGCCGATATGATGCCACCGGCAACAAAAAGTGTTGGTGAATTCAAAGACACTGTATTTGAAGAGATACCAAAGACTGAATCAAAATTTACCGAAGTATCGCAGCGTATTAAAGATGCTTGGACAATGGGTCTCAAGGATATGCTATCTGGAGCAAGGTCATTTTCTGATGTAGTGGGTAGTATCTGGGGAACTGTAAAAGAGCAATTCTTTACAATTATAGCCCAGATGATTTCTAAATGGACAATAGGATTCATAGATAAAATAATCTCGGGGGGAGAGGGGCTTCTTGGTAATATTAAAAGCGTATTCAGTGGCGTAGGTGATTTTATTTCTGGTATCTTTGGCAAAACGAAAGATGCAGTAGGAGGTGCAGCTCAAGCGGCCTCAGATGCGGCAAGTGGAGTTGTAGGTTCAGCCGAGGGAATGAGCAAAGGATTTCTTTCTAATATAGCAAAAATAGCGGGTCCGGTAGGCATAGGTCTTCTTGTAGGTAAAATGATTGGCTTCAAGAATATCTCAAAGACTGTACAAGACGCTTGGAAGGCAGCCTCTGAAGTTGTGATTGGTGCAATTCAAAATATAGGCAAAGTCTCAGATGCAGTCTTTGGTGCAATCTCAGACATAGTTGGAGGCATAGGAAAAGCAGTAGGTGGCCTATTAGCAGGCATTGGCGGTTTGCTTGGTGGGGCTGGTAAGAAAGCCTCAGATGTAACCTACTGGCTCAAGATTATTTGGGAAAACTCTCAGAATATCCTGAATCAGCTTGTCGGCTTCTTTCATGCCAAAATACTGCACATGATAGAACAGTTTCGAGACATCAAGCAGAACACGCTTTTGACTAGCCGTTTTGCTGAAGGTGCTAGAGAAAGGCTGAAATCAATTGATGCTGAAATAAAGGCTCTTCCGTCACATCTAGAGAATATAAGTAAATCTATCGTAGATGGTTTGAACAGCATCCTAAATGCTTTGACTAGCAAAGGTACAATTTATGTGAATATGACTGCTTCCCAAGTAATAGAATCAATGACGGATAGACTCTCTTCTTCTATCGGTCATCTAAAAGAAGATTTTGATAGTGCGGTTAGACCAGCATTTGCACCGATCGCTGATGCAATTAGAGGTTTGAGAGATAGAGCAATTAGCGCTCAGTATGGTGCTGTCCTCACAGAGCCGCAGCTTGTAATGACTCATGGTACTCCGTCTGCACCTGAATTTGTACTACCAGCAGCTCAGCTCAATAGATTGATGTCAGCACCGGCTAGAGCAGCGCATCAAGAAATTACAATTAATAATGAAGTCGTAATCACTGGTACGATTATTTCTGACCGAGAGTTTACAAGACAAAAATTGATACCTGAGATTGTGAAAGCTCTTGATGTTAATGCTTCAGAAATGAAGAGAAAATTCAGAAGAGCTTTGGGAGTGGCATAATGGCAATAAGGTATGCAATTAATAACTTGATTAACTCTGAAGTTGATTTATATTCAAGCTCTGAGGATGACCTCTATGTTCTTGAGAATCTATATAATGTAAAACCATCGAAGCCATTCAGATTCACCGGTATCGGTACAACATCGGGAGCTATACCAGAGTGGATTTGTATTGATTTTGGTACTGATGTTTCACCCGATTTTATAGGCATTTTCAATCATAATCTTTTATTATCTGATGTAGGGGATGAACTGAAGCTCAAGCCTTGTGATGCTAGATGTCCAGGTCAATCAGGAGCTTGTGACTGGTGGTCTGTAGGCTCAGGCGGGCCGGCTTGTGAAGTCAACCTGAAGAACAGACTGGTTGAAGACTTCCCGAATTTATGCAAAAGATTCGACTGCGGTTCTCATCAATATTGGCTACTTGAGATAATTGATGCTGATAACGATGATGGTTATATAGAAATCGGTGAGCTGTTCTTGGGTAATCTTCAGTCGTTCAGCAATGCAAGACTGCAACCTGGCCGTTCAGACGGCCCGATTTTCTTTGAAGGCACTCGGACAACATACTATGGTCAAATCTGGTCAAATTACTATTCAGAAGCAGAAGAATTCAGTATTGTCATTAAAAACATTAATAATCCAGCTCAGGTCAGTGAAATGAGAAAGTTTCTGAGTAATGTCAAAAGAGCAAATGGTAAATTCATATTCATCCCAGATGACCATTATAAATTTTGTTATTATGTTTACATGACAAATATGTCTGGCTTTGGCACTCAGATTGCAAAGGGCACATGCGGTGAGCTCTACGATTGGAAGATAGAATTGAGGACGCTAACTAGAGGAGTAAGGCTTTTAGGTTAAAATGACTTTACCACATAGAGAATGGACTGCAATCATAGTCAGGACTCTTGCTCAAAATTCTGATAATTTAGTCGGCCCCCCTTACTATGCTCCTATCGACCGTTGGACTGATGACCATATAGAAGAAGGAATAGCCGGCGGTGGCAATGATGGGGCTAGCCCTAAGTACTGGTATTGGTATCCGATAATCATCGCTACCAACGATTTTGAGCTTGTATCAAGTGCCGATGAGATTGTAGATGTGGGCGTTGATATCGAGCTTAATCTTATAGACAACTCAGCCGGAGTAGGAAGCTTCAAACTATATGGCAAAAACATTCAGCATTTATCCTCCCCAAAACAATGGGATACAGATAAAGTCACAGGAAAATATTATGATGGAGTGAATCCGTGGGATGACTATTCTCCCTGGCATGCTGGCTCTCCAAGCGATTATCTTGATATCAATGTGGCAGATTTTCCCTATAAAACAACAATCTGGTGGCCGGCTTTTTTAGCGTATGCGGTAAGCAATAATAAACAAGAATATATCTTTAGGCTGGGCCTTGCGTTTAATATTTGGAACTATAATATATCTTATCCATTTGGCAATGGCGAATTTTTCAAATGCAGTTTTACGGCAACAAAAATCACTGTAAATTATTTCAATCCAGTAGTTAATTCTCTCTCAAGGCTAAGATTTTCAGAAAATGGAGGAGATGAGCTAATCCTTACTGGCCTTGGATTTGACCAAAGTGATGCAGAGCTAAACAGCACTGAACGCTGTTCTGACAATCAGCCTAAAACATGGGATTCGGATGTAGAAAAAATAATATTTGAAGGCCAGGAAGGCCAGGGCGATTATGAGCTCACCTTAATTGGTGGCGATTTTTCAGTCGACTCCGATACACAGATAACAATTCCATCAATGCCTGCCATGAAGAAAGGCACTTATAAAATTAAACTGGTCAAGATAGGTGTTCCTGACGTCGGAGATGTAGAGAGCTATGCTGGTGAATTTTTCACAGATGAGACAGGTAAGATGAGCCCTGGCGTGGATAATGCTTATGGTATGTTCACGATAATCGTCGGTGAAGCTGAATCAAAAGCACCTTATTTCACTTGGGAATGGGCTTGGAAAATAGCTGGGGAACTGGTCTGGAAGTACTACGCACCGATTGATCTGAGGGCAACTGACAGATTCTATGAGGGGCGCATCCTAAGCGCTGCATCAGTTACACGCTCTATTGATGACTTTACTGGTATGTTCCAAGTTTCTGATTTAGATGTTGAGCTGGCAAGCAATGACTCAGAGTTTCAAAAACTTTTAGCTCAGGGCTACTGCAAGAACCAGCCGGTTAAATTATATTTCGGCTGGACAGATGAACCGCATGGCTGGAAAGAAAGATATTTTCAGGGTATCGTAGATGATTATGTTTTATCCGGGCCGACATTCAAAGCCACTCTGAAGGATATTACTCAGAAGTACTTGAGAAAGAAGATGCCGTTCTATATTGTAACAACTGAAGAGTGGCCAAATGCTCATGAGAACGCTGTGGGCAAAGCAATCCCTGAAGTGCTAGGGCTTCACAGCCTGACTACAGGTGAGAACCTCGGAGCTATTGAGGCGCTCTGTATTGATACCACAGCCAATAAGTACATCGCAGCCGCTCATCCATTGAACTCTGTGCTTCAAGTCTATTCTGATAACGTACTTGTCAATCCTGCAAATTATACAGTTTCAAATGATGCTGAAGGTAGGACATTCATTACATTCAATTCTAGTCAAGGCGATAAAAAAATAACATATAATGCTGAGGGTTATAGCCTGGCAGCTTGGAACTCAAGCAATGGGTATGTGCAGAATCCTGCTTATGTTCTTGGCTTCTTTCTGGTTTATCTTGCTGAAGTGCCGATAGATTATATTGATACAGATTCTTTAGACGATGTTGCTGACTTGTTTGAAGACAATGGCTGGGATGAATGCGGTAAGTTAGCGCTCACAGAGCTGGAGGATGCTTCTTCAGTGCTTCAAAAACTGCTCTTCAGCTTCGGAATCAAGATATGGCCTGATAGAGAAGGCAAGCTTCATTTCGGGAGAAAAGACCTCACAACATTTGACACCGACAAAACAATCATTGCTCAGACAGATTGTATTGAAGCACCAACGATTGAGTTCAATCTTAGAGATGCAGTGAATAGAATCAAAGTCTGTTGGGATTTCTATCCGGCTGCTGGTGTTTATGGCGGTGCTAGAGAGTTTGAGTCAGATGCTTCCATAACCGATTTTGAGAGTGAGATTGAGAACTATGAGACTTGGGAGTACCCGTGTGTATCCTGTGAAGACTTTGCAATACTCAGAGCAGGTGAAGATTTGCAGCGTTTGGCATACGGCAATAGAGTTGTCAGCTTTACACTGCCGATTGATTTCATTGATGAGCTTGAGATTTTTGATACCTTCATACTTCAGGATACATTTGGACTGAGTCCCACAGGACAAGGAGAAGAGCAGCATTATTACTATGTAACAAGCTTGACATACGATTTTCAAAATATGACAATCGGAGTGAAAGCATCGGACTTGCAGTGGCTGGTTGGTCAATGCTTTATCATTGGGCGGTGTTCTGAATTGGAGCACAATTACGAGAACGCTTCTCAATGGATGAAGGTTTTTGGTTATATCGGAAGCTGTGACGATGAATCGCTTCCGGGCGGTGACCCGTTGAAGAAAATATGCAAATGTCAATAGGAGGAGGCTACGATGGCAGCATCAAGAGATGACCTACTCAAAGGTGCTGATTACGAAGGCTATGAAGCTTTCTGCGATACATTAATCAACTACCTCAAAAACAACTGGTACATGTCAGACCCGAGAACGAATCTGACTCAAGCTCAGGACGGCATGATTGCAGTTGATAGTGACGATGGTAGAATCTATTACAGGCATTCTGGTTCTTGGTATCTGCTCGATTCAGAAGTTGTACCGAAAGAGAGAGGTATAAATCTCTTAATCAATTCAGGCTTCGGAGTCTGGTCACAGAGTGATACAAACAAAGGACTCGGCACTCTTAACTTTGACTCTGGCTCAGTAGAGCCACAAGTTGGAGAGACGCTCACAGGAGCAACCTCTGGAGCTGTAGGAAAAGTCATCTCTGTCACAGTGACTGGAGGCACTTGGGGCGGCGGCAATGCAGCAGGCTCTATTGAGCTTGGAGCAGTGACTGGAACATTCCAAGACAACGAAAATGTAGATGGCTCAGTGGGCGGCGCTAATATGCTGACGGTAGATGGGGACAAAACAATAGGAGTTGCTAATGACCCGATGAACAACGACGATACAGCAGACTGGAATACTATAGATTGCAATCTTAATTTCAACGTTGACCATTATGAGATAGTAAGGACGGCAATGTCTCAAATAATTTATATTGCTAATGTTGAATTTGAAGAAGGCAAAATTTATAAGGTCGAGTGCGAAATCAAAGATGGTACTGAAGCAGGGGTTGAAGTCAATGCCTATTATCATGATTCTTTAGGCATGTCTGTCATTGAACCTAGAAAAACAACTGGTGCAAATTGGACTAAAGTATCTTGGACATTTGAAGCAACCCAAAGCAGTGATAACTCAAAGGTTGGGATTGTCGGCTGGCTAGCTGGCGGCGGTAATAATTTTCAGGTTCGTAATTTCTCTTGCTACGAAATAACACCATGTTGTACAGAGGCAACTCATGCTCCTGATGGGTGGGTAAAATCTATTGAGCTTGATTTATATCGAGAACATTCTGGAGTAAATACAAAGGGTGGTTCTTTTTATGCTTTAAAAGTAGTTCCAACGGCAGCGAATAAATATTTATATTGGAATGATGGGGGGAAGAGTACAAAGGAAGAGTTTTATAAACAATTTGATTCAAGGACAGTTTGTGAGGGGGTTTGGGTAAAAACTTCAACGGCGAGTCATGTTGAGCTTTATTTTTATCAGGATGGTTGGATTGCTACTGGTATTGAGCATACTGGCGGAGGTGGATGGGAATGGCTAGAATTTCCACATACTTTTGGAGCTATTTCTACAGAAGGAATCCCGTTTGCTTTGAAATTCAAAGCAGCTCCCAACATTGATGGTTCAACAATCGTCTATATCTCCCAGCCAATGACGGTACTTTCTGCTATAATAGGGGAAGGCAATTATCAGTTCAGAGACAATGAAGTTATCTGGTTGGAGAAAGCTATAACAAGCAATCAGTTAGAAAGCTATACCGGGCAAGGCTCACAGGGCCCGACAACTATCAATCTTGAAGCTGATACAGATGCAATGCTGCCGAAAGGTGCGAAGTCAATAGTCGTGACCTCTGAAGTCCATGATTCAGCTTCTCAAAATAATGACACCTTGTTGAAGCTAAGTAAGAGTGCGGCGGCTCAATGGGTATATTATAATGACCCATCCGGCAAGGCCAATGATAAATCAAACAGGATGACCGGATGGCAGCCGCTTGATGAAGATGGAGATTATTGCTTTGAAATTGTAGCCTCTGGAGCAGCATCTTTTGACGTCGATGAGTTTAGATATCATGCCGTTCAAGTGACGAGTTGATGGATAAGAAAGTTATACTAAAAAATCTTGAATATATTGATTCTAATACCCAGAGAATTAAAACCTTTTCTGATAGGATAAGAAATCAGGACAATAAGAATAAACCCATGACCGATAAAAGGCTAGAGAAGATAAGCCAGAGAGCAGAAAGGATTGAGCAGCTAACCGATGCTATAAGAGAGCAGATAAATGAACCAGATCCACCTAGGCTTACAATCCAGGATGATAAACTCTATTTTCTAGACGGTGGGAGAGAGCAGTTTTTAGGTGTTGGTGTATGGAGACGAGAAGCTCTTTGTCTTGAAACAGGACAAGAGGGCTATGCATGGAAGCGGTGCGGTCAAGACTATGGTTTAACCTGGGCTGAGAGAGAATTTCACAAATACGGTCTGAATTATCTGAGGACGGACATTTGCAACATTCCAAGCCTGGTGAGAAGTTTCTGTGAAAGAATGTATGAGAAAAGTGTTATCGTTGAGCTGACCTTGAGAGACAGTGTTAGAGATTTAGGCAATATAGAAGCGACTATTGAAGTGACGAAAGATTTGAAAAATATAATCTACGAATGTTGGAACGAGCTCTATGCGGAAGACGATGTTGATAGAGCAATCAGCATTGCTAAGAATCTCAGAAATCAAGGTCTCATTGTCTCTGGTGGTGCTTTTGGTGCTGGCGGTGAGAAATATGCGGATTATGCCAAGAAAAAAGGGCTGTATGATATTGTCAGCATTATTCAAGTACACAGACACTGGCCGTATCCTGCTCATGAGGACAATGACTCAATTCTTGATTATAAGAGTTATAAAAAGCCTATAGGAAGGAATGAGTTTTTTGATAGAAGAGAGTTAGGATTATCAGGAGTTAAATTTATTTTTGAAAAATCAATTGAGCATGGTGCTTCTCTTGTCTGTTACTATGGTTTTCGTACACTAGGTTTTGGCTCAGATAATTGTGAAGATGCAGAAGGAAATCCTTACTATAAGTATTTGGAAATAGCTTCAGAAGTCTTATCAAAGTATGAAAAAAGCTAAATATTAACTCTTCTGGCTTTTGGATCTGAGTAATGTACCAATACTCTATCATCCTCAACAAGAATCCTCTCTTTGCCTCTACCATAGATTTTTGATTTCATACCAAAAAAACCAACGAATATATAGCTTTTGCCATCACGTTTGAAGATATCTTTTTTCATTAATAGTCTCCTTTATGATTTCATTCTAAGCCTGTAAAGCCGATTAAATCTACGGCCAAGCTCTTTTTCAATAGCTTTGCCGAATGCTGTATTTAGCTCTTTTCTTAGCTGCCTTTTCAGCTTTTGCATGCTTGCCTTTTCCAATACTTCTTCTCTAGCCACCCTATTTCTCTTTGCAAGCATTTTAACTGTATCCTGAATCTCTTTTTCTGAATGATCCAGGACATACCTTAAACCATAATGAAAATTATTCATGAAATCCTCCCTTTGAAATTATAATCATTGAGATATAATGTCGATCTTACCATCATATTCACCATGACGGCCGGTTACTTTCTTGGCTATATCAAGAACTTTTCTTCTTAGCTTTCTTGCCTCTTCACAAGCTTTGCAGCCAGCGACACATGGTAAATAATATGGCTGCTTGGCTGCTTCTTCTAATGTCATCTCTACCACATAGCCATCTTTTACTTTCTGGTGTTTCCTTTTATCTGGCCCGATATTAATTTCTAACCATGCCCACGCAGTGCCTGTGTCATGTCTAACAGATGCCTTGATACCAGCTTCTGCTAGAGCTTTTTTGACTGCTATGGTTTCAGCTCTATGGCTTTTATGTTTTCTCCAGCTCATTTTTAGCTCCTTATATTTTTCTTGTCCGCCATATTGATTTTATGTCTTGGCTTTTGTAAACCTCAATATAATCACCATTAGCACTCTTTAATAGTTTTTTCTTTGCCTCTTTTCTTGTTAGATCATATGGCGTCCAGATGCTAAATCTTGCTCCATTACTCATTCGGACATGCCAATAATATCCTTGAATAAGCCCTAAAAAATCTTCCCTCATTCTTTCCTCCTTCTATTCCTTTATTTGTAATTCATATATTCTAATCTTAGGGTTATCTAAATCTATTCTTACTTCCGTTCCATTCCCATAAAACTCAATTCTAGTGGAAGGGGGAAGAACAATTTCATATACATGTTCTGGCTCTCCATATATATTTTCATTTATTTTAGTTGGGAAAAAATACCAACAGCAAATTTTTTGTCTCTTGAATTCATCTATTGGAAAATCTGAACAATGATATATTGATATTACTTCTCTTGTGATTTCTGAGCCTACAAATTGTTCCGTCCATCTTTCATCACGTCGACCAGGATAATAGGCATCTTCTCTAATCATTATTTCTTTTCCCCTGTTTACTTTTTTGCCGCTTAACTGAAGGCTCATTCTCTCCTCCCTTTATTTAAAAAATCCTGGACTCTTCTCATCAACTACCTTAAAGCTATAATGAGACTCAAAATGATATTTTGGGCATAGATTTTTTTGAATAAATGTTTTTACCATTCTTTTTTCTTCTTCATCTAAAGGTAACGGCCAAATGTAAAGTTCCTGACCTCCTAAATATACTTTTAGATATCTCATTCCTTCCTCTTCTCTTTTTAAACCAATTGCCTTCATAAATTGTGGATTGTCTAATTGTTTAAATTTTACTCCACAATATATACCCGTCTTTTGTGGATCGTCACACCACCAAAGTTTAGAGGCGGTATCATACCACCAACTTGTACCATAGGCATGAACACGCCCTAACTGGCTAGCAGCCACAAAGTCTTCAAAGTCTAATTCTTGAGCTTTCATTTCTTCCTCCTTTTGTTTTCTCATCTCACTAATAATATAAGCCTTTCAACCTTGTTTGTCAAGTAAAAATTAAAAATATTTAAAGAAATAAGGGGTGAAATTTATATCATCTTTTGGGGTGACTTGCTTAACCTTTTTGACTAACCTTCTAAGAAATGCTTTTTTATTAAAATAATTTCTTGACTTTTGAAATAACTTTCATTATATTATTAGTGAGGAGGTTAAACATGAGAACTGGAAACCAAAAAAGATTAACATCCCGGGGCAAGGTTATAGTTAACTTCGAGATTGAGCCTGAGTACGATCAGCAGCTGAATGAGCTGGCTAAAAAGACAGACCGCAGCAAGAGCTCACTAGTAAGAACGATATTAAAAGGATATCTTAATAAGCTCAATAAAGTTAGTCTTGAAGATGTTGGGTGAAGATCCTTAAATTTAAGTTAATTAATTGAAAATCTTTCTTGACAAGGCACAATAGTTTCTGATAATATCTATTATAGAGTATGAAACATATATAAAAACCGAAGCTAGGAGGTAAAAATGCTTGATATAAATGGTGCAGACTTAAAGCTCCTAAAAAGCCGTTTAAAAGGCTCTAATTTCAAAAAGCTGTTAATCAGCAAAGGTTTGAAGAAGTATAGCATTGCTAAAGAATGCGGCATTACGTATCGAACTCTATTAAATTGGGAAAAAGGTATTGTTGAACCTTCTGATGATAATGCGATTATTGTAGGCCGACTTCTTGGATTGATTAAGCCAGATGAGGCGGAAATATTAAAGATTAAAAAAGAGATTGATAAGCTCAATGAAAAATTGAATAGATTAGGAAGTTAATAAATGGAAATTTATAATCAACTAAAAGAATATTCAGAAGAAATTAGAAGAAAAATCAATGAGCTAATTCCCTTTAATAAATGGTTATTAATCCCTAAGGATGAAATAATATTAGAAAATATTTGTGTTGTTGGTCTTTACGCCCTTTATTCTCATGATGAAATATTTTATATCGGCGTTTCATCTAATATAGGAAAAAGGGTATTGCAGCACCTTAAACAATATGATGAAGTTATAACTAAAATAAAAATAAAAAGATTTAACAATCGGGAACTTGCAGAATTTAAAGAAAAGGAATTAATACACCGAATTAGACCCAAAAATAATAAATTTATTGTTTCAAGAAATGCAATTAGATACAATAAGTCTTTACTAAATAATAAATATTATCAGAAACTTAGAAAGATGAAATTAAAAAAATAAAGCCCTGCCTTAGTATTTCTTTAGGAGTTATGCAGGGCAAAAGGAGGTTACTTTGAAAGATAATGAAAAGAATCAAAAAAGTCAAGAGCTGCAGCAGCTCAATGGTGAAGGTGAGATGCCGGCTGTCTCTGTACCGGAAGAAGAAAGCATTATCAACATTACCCAGCAGATTGAGCAAGTAGAGCAAAACATTCAGTTCTTCAAGAAGGTGAGAACCTTATCTTTGTCCCTTACCAACTACAAAGACTGGCTCTTTCAGGATGCCTCTCTCTACCTCATGGACTCAGGAGCTGAAAAGATTGCTATAGCCTGGGGGATTCATATCAAGTCAGAGACACCAAAGCTTGAATGGCATGAGGACAAGAAAGGCCGCTATTATCAGTTCGTTGCTCATGGCCAAGCGCTCTCAAAAAAGCTGAATCGCTATGTTGAAGACATCGGCACGTGCAGCCAGAGAGACAAGTTTTTCGGCACTGTAAACGGAAAGCTGCTGCCGATTGAAGATGTTGACATGAACATGATTAGAAAAAAAGCCGTGACGAATCTCTACAACCGGCTTATCAAACGGCTTGCTGGGCTTGTCAATATCACTGAGGATGAGCTGAAGGCAGCGGGGATTGAAATCGGGAAGATTGCAAGAGTAAAGTTCAGGGCTGGCAAAAGAAAAGAAGAGAGAAAGCTGTCGGAGGAAGCATTGAAAAGAAGAAACAAGCTTTGGGACATCTGTCTTGAGTTAGTTGCAGGTGATGAGAAAGAAGCTCTTTCGAAGCTCACTAAATTCAGCAGCTTCACCGTAGGCAAGAAGACATTCAAAGCAGAGAAGCTTGAGGATTTGAAGAGCGACAAGTGGATTGATGCAACCTATGGTAGAGCAGTCAAAGAGTATGAAGATTATTTTGGTAAAGCTTTTGAAGGAAGTGAGGAGAAGCAATGAATATTGAGAAAATAGAATCTATGCTTGAGGAAAAACTGCAGAAACACATACTTTCTGAAATCACCGACTCTGTCAGTAGAGATACAAATAGAGCCTCTGACTTGGGTGTTGATTGTGATACATATCATGCTCTTTGCAGGCTAAAAGGTGAGCTCAGACCAAGACTGACGCCTGACAAGAAGCAGCTCTTCAGGACTGGTAACGTTGTCGAGCTGCCGAATCTTACTTTCTTGAACCAAGCTGGACTGCCGATTCAGCCTGCTGCTCAGTATTATAGATGGCATAAGTATCGAATCTCTGGTAGGACTGATGGTATTGCCTGGATCACTATGGATGGAAAGAAGATTGAGATCCCAGCAGAGCACAAGGCGTGCTCACCGAATGTGTTCAGGTCAATCGTTCAGCATAAGACTCAAGGCATACCGCTAACAAAATCAAAGTATCACTGGGTGAGAATGTATCCGGCTCAGTTGATGATCTATATGCTTCAGAAAGGTGTTGAATATGGGCTCTGGATTTTCTATGACAAGGTGAGCGGCAGGTTTTTGTTTTGGGTTATGAACCTTGATTATGACTATGCTGAAGAGCTGCTCAAGAGAGCAGAAAGAGCAAATATAAATGCAGAGAAAGGCGTAATACCTGAACCTCAGTACAAAGACATCTGTACATCATGCGATTTCGCTCTTACCCATTGCTTCCCAGACAAAGACTTTGGCGAAGGCTTTGATATCATCTCAGATGAAGATTTAGTCGAGAAGCTTCAGAGAAGAGAAGAGTTGAAGACTGCCGCTGAAGAGTATCAGGCTATTGACAAAGAAATCAAGACTATGTTCAGAGGCAAGAATGCTGTAGTCGGTGATTTTCTCATTGAATCAAAAAGATATGAAACTACATTTTACAAAGTACCGGATGATGTGAAAAAAGAGTTCGCTCAGAAGAGAGAAGCATTTAGGACTGTTATTAAAAAGCTTGGAGGTGAGTCATGAATTATGCAGAAGCTAAAAAAAGAGCTAAAGAAAGATATGATATGTATCTAAAGAGAATTGAGCTTTGTAAAGAGATTGCTGACAAAATTGAATGTGCTCTTCCTATGGGTTGGAATATTGATATCAATGATGTAGGCTTCAATCTATCAATCTGGAAAGGGGATGTAAGAAATAAAAAAGAGGTTGATTCAGGTGAGTTCAAGCTGGTTTGTAAGTTAATTGAGTCGGCTTTTCCTGGTTTAAAATTGGAGAGATTTGCCCATGTTAATGATGAAGGCAAGCTGATATTTTTAAAGGCTTATGATTTTCTTAGAGAAGAATCAAGATTCGTTGAAATTGAAGTTATCGTCTACCATCCGAAGCTCATGCCAAACTGCAAGATTGAATGGAAAACTGAGACGGTAAGGAGGGCTGTTGTCAGTGATGAATGCTTGGGTATTGGAGGAAAACAATGAGAAATCTTTGTCCATTTACAAAAGATGCATTGTGTTGTGAGGATTGTGCTCTCTGGTTGAAGGATTTAGAGAGGTGTTCATTTAAGGAAATTGCAATGCAGATGAATGGTATAAGAGGAGAACTTGAACATTGCAGGATAAATATTGGTTCAATACCGCACAAGATCAAGATACCGCCGCACAAAATCAAGATTAAGACATAGAAGCTTATGAGAGAGCTGTCAGTCGATCCTCCCTTTGTTCCTCCTTTTGCTTTCAGGCTGGTGGCTCTCTCTTATAAAAAAAGTTCTTGACAAAGCGCAATTCAGTTTTTTATAATTGAGGTATGACAAACTCGGCAAGGAAAAATGAATATTGAAAACAAAGCCCCAGACACAATCTATCTCTATTCAGAGATACCCATTTTACCTTGCCGAGTAAAGGTTGTGCTGGGGCTTCTTTTTATTAATAAGGAGCCTATAGATGAGTAAAGCTGAGATTGTTAGAAATAACATTTATGAAATCAATCGGTTACATAAAGAGATTCAGCAAGGGTTTTATGATGCTTTGAATAAGGGAATAAGAATAGGTGAGTTATTGATTCAAGAAAAAGCTAAATTAAAACATGGTGAGTGGATAGATTGGATTAATAAAAATTTAGATTTTGGAGAAAGGCAGGCTCGAAAATATACATATATTTACAAAAGACATAAAATATTAAATCGGAATTCGAATTCCGATTTGGCTGTAACTTCAATAGATTCAGCAGTTTTTTTGATAAGAAAATTAGAAAAAACAGAAAAAAAGCAGAAAATAGATGATGAAAATAAGTTAAAAGAAAAAGAATTTGATAGTCTTCCACTACCTGAAACTGTTGAAATTTGGAAAGGAAAATTCCAGACTCAATCCAAAAAAATCCTCCCAGGCTCCATTGATGCGATAATAACAGACCCCCCATATTCTAAAGAATATCTAAAAGATTGGAAAGATTTATCTCTGATTGCAAAGAAAGTATTAAAGCCCAGTGGTTTTCTAATCACTTATAGTGGAATTTTAAATCTAAATGAAGTGCTTAAAATATTTGATAAGAACCTCATTTATTACTGGCAATTTATAATATTACATACTGGAGTTAAACAATTAATAAATCCAAGAAATATTTTTTGTAGTTATAAACCGATTCTGATATATCAAAAAGAACCATTTAAAAGAATAAACAATCAAATTGAAGACGTAATTGAAGGAACTGGTAGAGAAAAAGAAGGACATCCATGGCAGCAAGCAGAGGATGAGATTAAGGTTCTCATAAAAAACTTTACCAAGCCAAATGATTTAATTTTAGACCCATTCGCAGGAAGCGGAACATTACCAGTTGCTTGTCATAAATTAAAAAGAAGAGTTTTAGCAATAGATGATAGAGAAGAAAATATTAAAACTATGGAAAAAAGGTTAAAAGAATATGAATCAACTAAGCTTACTTGATCATGTACCAGAGGAAAAATGGTATAAAAACGAAAATGAGCTTAAATATTATGGTTCAGCTTTAAATAAGTTTATTGACAAAAATTGCAGTCATAAAATGACAGCTATAAATATAGATTTAATAATTCAGAAGGTTCGTCTTAAGAGGCTGCGCTTAATTGAATCTAAAAATATAAATGAGTCTATGAAAAAAGGACAAAAAGCATTGTTTCGGGATTTTTTGCCAAAAGTATTTATTTTTTTAAATAAAGTACCAAAGCCTTATTTTATAGATTATAAATTTGATATTTTTTTAGTAAGAGGAAAATATCCTTATGATAATAAAACAGAAATAGAGTGTTTAATATCTAAAAAAATTAAGTTTGTTGATAGGGATAAATTAATAAAGTTTCTTAATTTTGAATTAGAATTTGAAGGAATATAAAAATGGCTAGGGGAAGGATGTTAGATAGGGTTATTATTTTAAGTAAAAAGATAAATTCTGTGTCTGAGGGTGCTGAAAATTTATACTACAGATTACTTGTGATGACTGATGATTACGGTCGGTATCATGCCGACCCTAAAATTTTAAGAGGAGTCGTCTATCCACGTCGAAAAATCACGCATGCTATTGTAAAACGGAGACTTGAAGAGCTTTTTAAGGTGGGTCTTATACGAATTTACGAGGAGGATAGCGAAAAATACCTCGAAATTACAAAGTTTGAAGAGCATCAGAAATTTAGACCTGATAGAAAAAGAAGAGCAGAATTTCCCAAACCAAAGCGATTTTTGCCTTTTTTACAGGGGTCAGATGGAAAAATGGATACCACTGGTAAACCACTGGTTGTCAATGGTAAACCATCGGTTGTCTCTAAGTTAAGTAAAGATAAGTTAAGTAAAGATAATATATATCCCCTACTTTTTGAGAAATTTTGGCAGGAGTATCCAAGAAAGAAAGAAAAGAGAGTGGCTTTTGATGTATTTAATAAACTAAAAAAAGGTGAGCAAGAACAGGTTATTATTTGTGCTAGAAATTATCATGAAGAAGTAAAAAATAAAAAAATTGAAGAAAGTTACATAAAACATCCAGCTACTTTTCTAAGAAAAGAGAGATGGAGAGACTATCTTAAACAGAAGGTAAATCCAACACAAAAAGAATTTGATGAGCTCTTAGAGAAAATAGAGTCAAAAAACAAGAAGCAAAAATGATAGAAACTGAGAAAGCGATTTTAGCGGCTGTCATTGAATGGCCGGAGAATATTATCTTGGTTATCGATAATTGTGACAAAGACTTTTTTCAAAGTGCTGAGAGTAAAGAGTTGTATAGAATACTAAAAGGGTTATATGAAAACCGCTCAATAATAGACTGGGCAACAGTATTTGATTTGAGCAGAGGTCGGATAAGAGAGAGTTATTTGGCTTCACTCCTTGATACCCTGAAGGGTGTTTATCCTTCTGGTGTGGCGGCTTACATAAAAGAAAAAATAAGACTTATAAAGACAGTCAGAACAAAAAAGAAGCTTTTGGCTGAAGTTGAAAGACAGGCTAAGCTTCCGGATGTGGACTTTGAGAAAATACAGCAAATCATTAATGAAGCTAAAATCACAGAAACACTTGAAGAAGATAAAAAGTTTGAGGTTGCTTATAAGGAATTTCTAGAATGGAAGAACAAAGAGAAAACAAATATAACATTGGGTCTTCCTTCATTTGATAGGCTTATAGGCTCATTTAGTTATGGTGAAATTGTGTCTATCTTTGGTAGAACCTACACAGCTAAGACTTTTTTAATGCTGAATATAATGGAGCATCTTGTTGGGAACTTAATGGATGATGAGAGGATTGGGTTCTTTTCTTTGGAGATGGCGAAGCCTGCGATTTTTGAAAGAATAGCACAAATATTCTTTGGAAAGAGCCGATGGGACATTCAGGATGAGCTGAAGGAAGCAAATATTAACTTTCAAGAGCTGTTGAGACGGTATGAGAGAGTGAATCTTTATGGTAAGGTGTACTCTGTATCTGAAATAGAGCAGTTGACAAAAAGAGATAAGCTTAAAATTGTATTCATCGACTTTCTTCAGCTTTTGAAAGAAGAAAAGGCAGGCAGCCAATACGAAAAGACTACAAGAAAGATACGAGAGCTAAAAGAGTTTGCCAAAAACCAGTCGGTTGTTATCTTTCTAGCTGTCCAGATCTCGAGAAAAGGTGAAGGCGGCTGGGAGGCTGTTTCAATTTCTATGGCACGTGAGAGCGGACAGATAGAAGAGCTGTCGAAGGGAAAAATCTGTATGAAGCTATTGAAAAATAAAAGAGGGGGGCCGTTTCCATTGGTTGCAAGATTTGATGAAAACTCTGGAAGGATTATTGAGCTTGAGCATGAGCTTAACGAATATTTCAGCTAAAAAAGGAGGTTATTATGAAAAAGCTATCAAAGAAAGAATTAGAGCTTTTAGCCTGGACGCTTTCAGCAACAAAGATTTGTGGAAGTCAGACACCAGACTTTCGTTCATATTGCTTGGGCTATTATTCGGGCGGGTTGTTTGTGTTGAACCTGCTTAATATTGATGAAGAGCTACCCAAAAGGCTTCCTGGGATTGAAGAACTGACAGCGATGCTGTTATTTGTTGTAGAGGGTTTTAAAAGAATTCAAAAGAAAGAGGTAGAAATCTTAAAAAAAGCTGATGATATTGGAGAAAAAATGATTGAAGCTGCTTTTGAATTATATGAGAAAGAAAGCAAATGAGAAGATTCAAAAGAGCTATAAGACAACTTCTTTTGAGATTGAGATTCTTACAAAATTTGCAGTACCATCAAGTCGACTGGAATATTAATGATACAAAAGAAGACAGAGATGATGAGATTGAAGAGTTGAAAGATGCTATAGATGTTTTGAGTGAGAAAGAATAAATAGGGAGAAAGTATGAAAAATTCTCGGTTTAAATTCAGAGCTTGGAATAAAAAAAAGAAAAAATGGGAAGACCCACAGGGAATTGTTATAGACATAAAAACAGGAATGCCCTGGTGGACAGAATTCGGAGAGATGATGGTGGAAGCCGAGGATGTGATACTCATGCAATGCACGGGCATAATAGACAGAAACGGCAAGGAGATATACGAGGGAGACATTGTAAAAGTGCCAATTGAGCTTAAAGAAGAGGGCAGCATTTCACCAGTTGAATTTATAGAAGCGATTGCACAGGTAGCTTATAAGCCGGGCTCTTTCTATATTGACCTTTCATCTAGGATGTTAGAGATAAATTCCTCTTGTGAAGTTATCGGAAATATTTATGATGTCTGTAAATGGTGGCTACGGATTTATCCGGAAGATATTTTTATTACAGCTCCGAAGGAAATTGTAGCAGTGAGGGATTTAATGAAGAAGATTTTATCTAAACAGAATAAAAAGAGGAAACAATGAATGGGCTGCCTAAGTTTTTCATAATCGGTGCTAGTCGCTCAGGCACTAACTCACTCAGAGAAACACTTAATCAAGCGAAATCAATAGCACCAGCCAAGAAGAAAGAAATACATTTTTTTGATATGGATTATAATTATCAAAAGGGGCTTAGGTATTATGAGACATTCTTTACACCTGATAAAGCTAAGATAAGCTTTGATACGACACCAGGTTATCTGTATTCATTCGCAGCACCAATACGAATCAAGAGAGATTTGCCTGAATCAAGCCATAAGTTTATTGTTCTATTAAGAAATCCTGTTGAGAGAGCATGGTCGAACTATTGGTACTGGAGAGACAAGATACCAAAATCAGAGCTGTTCAATCCGGACTCTGAACTATTGAAAAGAGGCCGATATATAGAGTATTTAAAACATTGGGTTAGTCTTTTTGGGAGAATAAGTTTTTTTATCATTAAAGCAGAAACATTTTTTGAGATGCCTGAGGACGTAGTTAATTTCATTCTTAACCACTTCCTCAATATGTCTGAGAGAGTAAGAAAAATTCTGTATTATGACCCAAAGAAGAAGAATCCGATAAAGAAAGAATCTTATCCAAAGCCTGATAGGGAAGTTATTGACTTTCTTACTGAATATTATCGGCGGCCTAATGCAGAGCTTTATAACCACTTTGGAATAGATTGGGAATAGGAGGTTTATATGTTTATTAAAATTATTATTTTTATCTTAGGTTTTATCTTTGGTATATTTGGCACTTCAATCCTTTTTGGTGCGAAGTTCAGTGACATTGAAAATGAGCTGATATCACTGAAAGAGGAAAAGCGCAAGCTCTCGGATGCTGTGAGAAGAAAGCAAAACAAGATTGATGAGCTGAAAAGAGCATTGAAAAGAGAGGCTGATAATGGACGCTAAAACCTTAAAAGCACTCAAAGGGTCGATTAAGAAATGGGAAAAGATTGTTGAAGGGACGGGTGTTGACGAGGGAGTAGATAATTGTCCTTTATGTGAATTATTTTTTGATGAAGGATGTCAGGGTTGTCCAGTTAATGAGAAGACTAATCGTTTTGGCTGTATTAAAACTCCTTATAATGACTGGGTAAACCACCATATAATTAAACACGTAGATAAAAAGAAGATGAGAGTCTATTGTCCCACCTGCAAAGAGCTTGCTCAGAAAGAGCTGGATTTTCTCAAGAGTCTGCTACCAAAGGAGGAGATATGAAGGTCTCAAGGTGTCATGAAGCTAAAACAGTAGAGAAGCCCATTAAAATTGGTGATGGAAGATATTGGTTTCATTATTGCTCTGAATGTAAAAAATTATGTGAGGTCATAGATTTGCCAGATGAAAAGGAGGAAAGTAATGAGCGATGAAGAATTAATCGAATTAATAGCCATGATATGGTTAAAGAATGGAGGCGATAAACTTGGCTTTGAATGGACATCCAGCAAAATAGCAGAGAGAATCGGGCAGATAGAAGAGGAGGAAAACAATGAAAAAGCTGAATCATTTTGTTTGTGAATGTGGAGCGGAAATATTTTTTCCGGATATTGACAAGCTGATTGTGAAAGAATGGATTAAATATCATAAGCCGCACATGAGGAAATATCTAAAGTGCCGTTCACTTAAAGAGGCTTATAAATTAATGGAGGAAAGCAATGAAAGAGCAAGGTAAGAATGTACTCTTGGAAAAGCTAAAGGATTGGAGGTGGGCTGTACAACACGGGCATACTAAAAGAAGGGATTTTCGTAATTGGCATGATGATGATGAACAAGCCTACCAACAAATCCGTCAGCTAATAGAAAATCAGCCAGGGGTGGATGAAGAGTTTATTGAAAAATGGATTGATAAATTAAAAATTAAAGTTAGGCAACGATGGAATGATGATTATTATGTTAATCCGTCAAAAGAAGATTTAAAACAAATGCTTAAAGAGGCTGGCTTGAAGATAAAGGGGGAGAAATGACTGAACTAGATGAGTATCGTATCCACAAAGCTGATTATGCAGCATCTGAAGAAGAGCTTGATCTGTATATGTTTTTTCAAGATCATCCAGAGTGCGATAAATGCTTTTGGTTTAATCCAGAAGGTTTATTATCACAATCCTGTGGCAATCCAGAAGATTGTCCATATAAGGAGGAAAAATGAAAAATTTAGAAAAAAAAGAATATGAAAGACGTATGGTATTTGCAAGACAGGAAGCTGTTAAGGCTTGGTGTGGTAAAAAAACCTCAAATAAAGAAATGGATGCTGAATTAGCAGAAGAGTTTGCCAAGATTTTAGTTGGACATATGTATGAACCTCACCTTGGTTGTGCCACGACTGAGCAATTAATTAATGAAATCGTAGCAAGAATTGATAATTTAGATTATAGAACCATAGACTAAAGGCTCATGCGGTGTTAAAGAGGGGAAATGAGCAATAGAATTATACTTTTTAGGATTCCACTTACAGTTTATTATTTAGCTTGGGATAAAGATGTTAAAAAATTTTTACTAGCGGTCAAGGCATATTATGCAGGCAGAAACTTCTTTCGATTTATTTGTTAGAGAGAGAAAATGACTACAACAAACAGAAGAAAAGCAACAGCCTTTCAACGCTGGATTCAGGAATGGCTTGAAGCTAGAGGCTGGCTTGTACACAATGAAGAGATTGGCGGTAGGTTCAAATCTCAGAGAGATATCCTGGGCTGTATAGACCTCATAGCAAAAAAAGGAGGTACAACACTCTGGATTCAAGCTAAAGCCACTCCACGACCAGCGCTCAAGCCAGTAAAAGAGAAGTTCGACAAAGTGCCATGGACTGAGAGTGACATGCCGATGCTCTGGATAAAGAGAGCGAACAACAGGGTAGATACTTTTGCTTATGGGAAAGGCGAATTTTTCCTTATAGCTAAAATTATAGACAACAAACTTAAAATTAATTTAAAGAAGAGCAGGAGGTGCGAATGGTTGAAAAAATAATAAACATTCTTTGCTTTATATTCAAAACTATAGCTTGTATTATTGCATTTGTTGTTTTTACGGCTGTTCTGATACTGTTCTTGCCGCTTGTGCTCATTGCAAAGCTATTTGAATCCAGGCGACCAAGGAACACGCTATGGCTGTAGAAAGATTTAGCAAGACGGGCTTAGCACTCTTGATGCTGGCTGTAGGTTTTTTCATAGGCTTAATTGTTGGCTTCATAGGAGCATACCATGGGTCTAATTTTTGGTACAGTGAACTTCAGAAAGAGAATAAGCAGGTTGAAGAAAGAATCAACCAGCTTGAGAAAGAGAAGCTAGAAGCACTGGAAAGAGCTATTAGGATATATCAGCAAGACCTAGAGGATATTTGGCCAAAGGAGGAGTGATGCGAACAGCATGGAAAGTATTCAAAAAGGGCTACTCTGGAGGATTGGTCAGTATAGTTGTTTACGGAAGAGCTCTAATTAGGTATGAAAGAGGCGTCAAGAACCTTGCTCCACGATGGCTAAGGAAAAAAGGCTACCACCCATTAGTTTTTAAGAGGAAAAAGGATGCAGTTTTTTTTGCACAATATGGAGGTGAGGATATTATCATTGAAAAGGTCGAAATAGGGAAAAAAGTTCCTCTTCCCTTAATATGTAGCGCTCCTGACCTAGGGGATGGGGAGATTGTGCCTACTCATCTTGATTCCTGGCCCCAGGGCACAATGATGGTTAAGTGGGTACGACCATCGAAGAAGAAAAATGAAAATTTTAGTCGCACTTAGCCTATTATTTCTCATAGCTTGGACATGGCTCTGTATAGCCAAGATGGAAGATGATATGAGCATAAAATTGAGAAGGAAAAGAGAAAATGAAGATAATATTTGAAATAATACAGATAGATAACGGCTGGTTACTTCATAATAAAATAAAAAATCAGACAATTTTTTGTGAGACTGTAATTGAATTGATTGAAATTTTAACAGAATTGCTACGTTATGATAAGCCGAAAACTATTGCATCGAAAGAATAAAGAAAGGAGGTGAGACACATGGGACTTGAAGCAATCGTTGCACTAGTCATTGCTCTGACTCAGACAGTAAAGAGCTGGATTAAGAACTGGTTCAATATCTCAGACGAGAACTGGCGTGGCTGGTACTCAGTATTATTGTCATTTTTCGTTGCTCTCGGCGTAGCTATTTACGCAGCTCTCAAGACAGGCTACGGCCTAAACTTTAATGTGTTCTTAGTGGCAGTAGCAGCCTGGGCTCTAGCAAACGGTGCTAAGAAAGTCTTGAATTCTGTCAGAAAGAGAGAATGAGCAACTGGAAGTATGGGTTAGGGGTGGGACTAGGGAGAAGAAATGAGAAATCGAAAAACCATTGAAAAGGAATTCCATAGCTCTCAAAAGACTGAAGAAGGCATAAGTGATAGAGGTATATATTTTTTTATTGATATTATTGAAAACCAAAAATTACTTTTAGAGGTTTTGCTAGATATTAGAGATATTATGAAGAGGAACAATGGCAAAGATAAAATTCTATGCAATTAGCTGTTCAGCAATGGGCGATATTGATATCAGAAAGCTTTATGTTTGGGGGGAGTGGCATCATAAGAGCTGGTTGCCATTGACTGAACATGAGGCCAGAAAGAGAATAAAGCTATGCAAAAGAAAGCATAACTGTGAGACTTGCGATGCTGAGGTTCATAAAGTGACAATAGAGAGAAAGAGAAAAACATACAAGCATCTATGACGAAACTTGCTTGACAAATATACCATTGGCCTAGTATTTTACTCTTAGGCCGATGTCTCCCACAGAACCAACAATCATAGAGAATCTTAGAAAAAAAGCTATCAAATATCTCTGGCATTGGCTGGGCGTTCCCTATTTATGGGGAGGCGATGATGTATTGGCCGGCTTAAACTGCTCGGGACTCATCCATGAAGTGCTGCAATCCGTCGGGCTTGAAGAGCATAATTTTGATTCAACTGCCCACGACCTATATCTGAAATTCATTGATTACAAAGTAGAAAAGCCCTATGCGGGCTGTCTTGTCTTCTGGTTTAGAGATGGGCGGGCTGTTCATGTTGAGATGCTAATTGATGACTCATTGGTTATCGGTGCGTCGGGTGGTGGCTCTTCTGTCAAGTCGTTGAAAGATGCCATCAGACAGAATGCTTTTGTCAAGATGCGGCCGCTAAAATATCGTGGTGAGAACTTCAAAATCATTGACCCGTTTCTAAGTTTACTCAAATGAAAGATACGATTAAGTTTCTTTTAGAGCTGCTCAAGTTGAGTAAAAAGCTCGTATCAATCTACAGAAAAGAGAAAAATGCAAGGAAAAAGAAGAAAATCCGGAAAGCTGTTGCTAAGCGTGATATTGATGCTTTGCGTCATCTCATTCTTAACAAATAGCTGTCATTATGAGCCGTCACTTTATCCTGTGAGGGATGTGCTGTATCCTAGTGAAGATGTAAAAATCATCGCAGTTACAGACGATGGCAACGTACTCGTAAATGAAGCATTTATCCTGTGGGTAGAAGATTTAAAACTTGAGATAATAAGGCTTAGAAGAGAGCTAGAAAAATGCAAAGAGGAGGATTAACATGACCTATGAACCGACAACTTTCTATGGACTTATTGGTTTAGTTGTTATTAACTTATCGGCAATTATCAATTCAGCTCTAAAAGAGAGAAAGAGGAACAGAAGCCAAAAGAAAAATGGTGCATCTCTAGAAGAAGTCAAAGTACTAACAAAAAACATTGATACGAAAGTCGATAACTTGAATATCAACATGGCTCAACTTAGTACTGAAGTTAAGGGTATCAAGAACAACTGCCGTCAAACGACAAGAAGGTTTGAGAAAGGCATTAACGAGAACAGAAGGGACATCCTTGAAGTTGTGAAGGCAGCGAAAAAGTCATAAGGGTAACTAAAAGATGCTAAAGCAACCGGAATTTAGAAAGGTGAAGTTTGGACAAATTAAGCCATGGGATAAGAATCCCAGAAATATTAAGAAAGAGAGGCTGGAGAGGCTTGCGAAAAGCATCAAAGAAAAAGGCTTGTTTCAGACTCTCACATGCTGGAAGGAAGGCTCTTTCTATATCACTGGCGGCGGCAACATGCGTTGGCAGGCGATGAAACATATATTGAAGTGGCCTGAAGAGAGAGAGGTATGGATAAGTCTAAACTTTCCTGAGAACGAGAAAGAGAAGATTGAACTCTCTCTTGAGATTGAGCTTGAAGAGTTTGATATAGACCTAAAAGAGCCGGTTAATCTCAAAAGCATTATTGAGGACTTCGGGCCCGACTTAGATGGTGAAGAAAAAAACAGCAACGAGAACAATGAATATATAGTCTGTCCTAAGTGTGGATTCAAATGGAAAGAGGGAGAGTACTAAGTCATAAGACTAAGTCTCTATTCATAGAGCTTAACAATATAGATATATAGCTATATACTAAGTAAGAGGATAATTATGAATAACAATAAGCTAAAGACAAACAAAAGTGGTAGACCATCGGTATTCAAAGAAGAGTACATAGAAGAAACTAGAAAGCTGGCTACTCTTGGTGTTAATGAAGAAGATATCGCATGGTTCTTTCACATTCATCCCAACACATTCAAGAACTGGAAGAAAAAACACCCTCAGTTATTAGCTGCATTAAAAAAGGGCAAAGCAGACAGAAATGTTAGTTTAATGAAGGCTATGTTTGAGAATGCAACAAAAAGGCATAATGCATCAGTCCAGATATTCTTAGCAAAGAACTGGCTTGGAATGACAGACCGTCAAGAGCTGCTACATACTGGAGATGAGAAAAAGCCTGTCAGGCTGGTACTTGAAGACTATAAAAATAACAATAATAACAATGCAAACTCAAAGAGTTAGATATAAAGAAATCCACCTGCTTCCCCATCAGGCAGCGGCCTTGAGAAGCAAGAGCAGGTTTATTGGCTTAATAGGTGGTACTGGTGGTGGTAAGAGCTGGACTATACCATGGTGGCTGTTTGCTGAGATAGAGAAGTATCCGAAAGATGAGTTTATCGTCGCAGCTCCCACCTATAAGATGCTTACTAGGGCAACCGTGCCTATAATCAGAGATGCGTACAGAGATACAGATTTAGAGGGGGAATATAAACCAAGCTATAATGTTTATCTATTGCCGACAGGCGGCAAGATATGGTTTGGTACTGCTGACAGGCCAGAGTCACTGGAGGCTGGTCAATACAGAGCAGCATGTCTTGATGAGGCCGGCCAGATGAAGTACATGGCCTGGGTAGCAATCCAAGCAAGGCTCGGCATGAAAGAGGGCAGGGCATTGCTCACAACGACACCATACGGCTTAAATTGGCTGTACCATGAATTCTATTTGCACTGGAAGAAAGGCGACCCTAATTATACTGTGATAAATTTTAGCTCAATAGACAATCCATAT